AAGAAGTGAATAGAAAATCCGCTAACACTGCTTATGTTGCTGCTTATGCTGGTGCTGCTTACGCTGCTTATGATGCTGCTGATGCTGCTGCTTATGATGCTGCTTATGCTGCTGCTGCTTACGCTGCTTATGATGCTGCTGCTGAACATTGGGTTGGTAAATTCTTTAATAAAACTGGTGAAGACAAACAAACTTATATTGATGAAGTTAAGAGGTTAAGATGATGAACAAACACATATTATTCGTAATGAGAAGCTTGGACAATCCTGAATTGTTCACGCAAGCAGAAAAAAAAGTGAATTGGAGATCTGCTGCTTATGATGCTGATGCTGCTTATGATGCTGCTGCTTATGATGCTGTTTATGATGCTGCTTATGCTGCTGCTGATGCTGCTGCTGCTGTTTATGATGCTGCTGCTGCTGCTGATGCTGCTTACGCTGCTTATGCTTATGCTGATGCTGCTACTGAACATTGGGTTGGTGAATTCTTTAATAAAACTGGTGAAGATAAACAAACTTATATTAACGAAGTTGAAAGGTTAAAAGACAGTCGTAATAACAAAAAAAGAGGATTAAAACATGAGCTATAACGAATTTTTACTATCACATATACTTAGGAATAATGAAGAGTATAAAGCACTAACTTATTTAGAGCTATACGAGGAGACCAGAGCGTTGTATGAGCTATTCGACTATGATAGTGATAACTACTATAGTAAGAGCATTCCAGAGTGCCTACAGGACTTCGTAGACGACCTAGACACTCCTTAAAACATAGGTATTAATTTTTAAGGTGTCGGTATAGCTGCAAACCAAAGAAAAACTACAGTTACATAGTACTATAGTATACTTAAGTATAACGGGAGGGATATAATAATGATTAATATTGATAATGATAATGATAATAAACTTATACTAGAACAGATAGCTATTGAAGATAAGTTCATGGAGGATGCCACAACTAAGTATGAGAATAGTATCTCTCGTATGGCCTCTGCTGGACTCTTTAGTAACACTTCAGAGGGTTCTATACTACAGAAGATGACTGTAGAAGCTGTAGCAGATCAAATGAGGGAGTACTTCAATGCTAAACTACGTGGACACAGTGCAACATACCGGAATTTCCTTAGGGATTCATTCCAGGGCCGTGAAGAGGTATTATCATTTGTAATTATCCAACATTTACTTAATGCGGTAGCAACTAGGACACCGAAGTTAACCGCATTAAGTATATCAGTTACTAATGATGTATTAAATCTAATAACAGTTGAACAATTTAAAGAAAATCAACCTAAATTTTATGCATACTTAGAGTATGAGTATAAGAGTCGTGGTATAGGTTATATCAATTCTAGAAAGAAGAAGCTCGCTAAGATAGACAAGGCCACTGAGGGTACTCCAGAGACACGAGAGGCCACCTTTAAGGTTAACTTAGGTACACGCCTCATTGATGTAGTTTTAAAGTCAGGATGTAACCTGTTTGAGACTAGAACAGTACACTTAGGCAAGAAGAGACAGAACACATTAGTCATAACAGAGGATGCTATGAAAATTATAGGTAAAGTTAAGGATAGAAACATTCTCTTTAGCGTTAGTTACCCTGGGATAACATATACGGCAATGGTGGTTACTACACACCTAATTCATTACAATTTATTAGAAATAATAAGGCTAGTAAACATATTAGCAGTAGTATGCCTGAGGTAGACTTAACTAGAATATATTCAGTTATTAATCATATTCAAGATACAAAGTGGAAGATTAATAATTATATACTGGAAGTAGTAGAGAAGATTATAGGTGACACTATGGTCGATCCTACGACACCTAGCGGCAACCCTAAGTACTATGGCAACATTCCGTACATGGATAGTCTAGATGTGTACGAGATGATCCCTAGGGAGCGCTACGGGGCACTTGATGACCAAGGTATGCATATAGATAAAGAGGCTTACAAAAGATGGTTTAAAGATAAAGAGGTACAACTTAAAAAGCTGGAAGCTATACGCAGCAAGCGTATCATGTTTTTACTAGCATATAACTTAGCTAATGAGTATAGAAGCAGAGACTGTATGTACTTCACGTATAATACTGACTTTCGTGGGCGTTTATATCCTATTCAGCAAATACTTAATCCACAGTCTACTGGTGCGGTCAAGGCATTCCTGGAGTTCTCAGATTCTACGTTGTTAACTGAGGAGGGTCTTTATTGGTTAAAGGTCCACACAGCTAATAACTATGGTCTAGATAAAGCTTCTTATGATGATCGTGTTAAATGGGTAGATGATAATATAAATGAGATAGTACGTATCGCTAAGGACCCAATGGGAACTATAGAAATCTGGAACGATGCCGATGAACCTCTAATGTACTTAGCCGCTTGTAAGGCTCTATTAGACCACTCAGAGGGTCTTCCTGTTAGTCTACCCGTTTCCTTAGATGCAACCTGTAGTGGCTTACAGTTGTACTCAGGGCTCCTAAAGGACAAACAGGGGGCACAAGCAGTCAATGTAGTAGACCGTACAGATAAAGGGTCCACTGTTAAGCCTGCCGATGTTTATACTGATGTAGCTATTCAGGTTGAGAAATACTTAGAACAAGGTGAATTATCTTTTACTACTCGTGATGGAGAACGCAAGGTAACAAGTACAATTAAGGAAGCTAATGATTTACAAGGTAATGTGACACGTAAGCTAACTAAACGTAATGTTATGACAGTTCCTTATAGCGTTACTAAGCGTGGTATGTACGACCAGGTACGTGAGCTATTAGATGAGATGGAAGACAACGACAACGTGTTCTGGAGAGGTGACAAATGGATTGTAGCTAAGTTACTAGTTGAGTTAAATAGTAAAGCTATTAATCATGTGGTCGAGGGGGCTAGTGTAGGTCAAACTTTTATAAAGGATGTTATACATACTTATTATGAGGAACAGAATGAGAAGCCATTAGTATGGAAAACACCACACTTCAATTTTCCAGTAGTTCAATGGAAAGTTAAGAATGTAGAGAAGAAAATTAAAACTTGTTTAGGACAGTTAGCACTACGCTCTCCTACTACTAAAATAAATAAGCAACAGATGTACAATGGTATAGCACCTAATCTAGTACATAGCCTGGATGCTACTCTAATGTACTTAGCAGTTGAAAAGGTACGTGACCAAGGGGGTAACTCCTTTATGCTAATACACGACTCCTTTGGTGTACCACCTAATGATGTAGCTACGTTAAACGGGGCAGTACGTGAGGCATTCGTTGAATTATTTGAGGGTGAACCACTAAAAGATTGGGTAGCTCAAGTTGAACCCTCTCGTGTTGCAGATGTAGATAATATTATGATGAATACATTGGACATACAAGATGTCATAAAGAGTACTTATATATTTAGTTAATATAGTACTATAGTAAAGCTAAGGCTCCTTCGGGGGCCTTTTTTACGTCTATAATAAGGGGTATTAAATCACGTTTTCCTTATATAAATCAGCACTTTAACGTTTAAGGTGTCGGTACAGCAGAAAAAACATTTTTTATAATTAATGAGAGAGAGAATCACATGGCTAAGAAAGTTATTAACAAGACGAAAGGCAAGGCAGTAGTATCACCTGCAGGTTCAGCATTATGGACTAAGGTTATTACACCAGATACACAATTTGACCGTAACGGGAGTTATGAGACAAGTTTAGTATTAGATCCTGCTGACGAGAAGACCGCTATCTTCTTAAATAGTTTAGAGGCATTAAGTGCACAAGCTGTTAAAGAAGTTAAAGAGAACTTAGGTGCTAAAGGCGATACATTAACAGTATTCCCTATTACTAAGGATGAATTAACTAAGGATGGCGAACCCACTGGTAACGTAGTTATTAAAGCTAAGTTAAAAGCTAAGGATTATGAGTACAAAGACCAGAAAGTAGATATTTATGATGTTAAAGGTCGTAAGGAGGATAACTGGACCACTGATATTGGTAATGGTTCTACTATTAAGTTAGGTGCGTTTGCTTTCCCATACTATATGGCAAAGGACAACGTTGTAGGCATTAGTTTAAAACTTAACAAACTTCAGGTTATTGAATTAGTTGAGTATGAAAATGATGGAGGCTTCGGTGATGAGTCTGGAGAAGCAGGTTTTGGTGATACGACTGAAACATTTAAAGATAATAACGCAGACTTTTAACTCGGGAACTGTAGAAAACACTGGAGGCACTAAGATGAGTAGAGAATTATATAGAGGTGAGTATAAAGCCCTTAATAAGCGTAATATCTCAGAGGCTACTTGCCGCAAATATAATTATCAAGTAGGTGAGGATGCTAATGGCACACCTCTTCAAATAGCTAACTATTGTGACTCAAGTAAGAAGACGGTAGGTCAGAAAATTAGAAAGCCTAATAAGGAATTCTCTTTTAGAGGAGAATCCAAGGTTACTCTTTATGGACAGCATTTATTTGCCGCAGGAGGCCGTAAGGTTATCATTACTGAAGGTGAAATAGATGCCTTATCGATAGCTGAGGCTTTTAATTGTAAATGGCCCGTAGTAAGCCTTATCAATGGTGCACAATCAGCGAAAAAAAACATCAAGGCTAACTTGGAGTGGGTACTTTCATTTAAGGAAGTAGTACTCTGGTTTGATGATGATGCAGCAGGTCATGCCGCCACAGAAGCAGTAGCTGAATTATTTAAACCTGGGCAACTTAAAGCAGTTGTTAGTGTGGGTTATAAGGATGCTAATGAGCTTCTAGTTGCTAAAGGTACTCATGCTGTTGTATCCGCTACATACAATGCAGAGTCAATACGTATTGATGGTGTTGTTAATGGTAAGGATATATGGGAACTCCTAAGTAAGGAGGAAGTTTTTGAGACTTATAGTTATCCTTTTCCTGCCTTAGAAGATAAATTCAAGGGTATCCGCAAGGGTGAACTAGTAACTTTTACAGCAGGCTCAGGCGTAGGTAAGAGTACAATAGTCAAAGAGATTGCATACCATTTACTGATGAAAGAAAAACTTAAGATAGGTTATGTAGCTCTGGAAGAGAATGTTAAGAGGTCGGCCCTAGGTTTCATGGGTATGTACTTAGATAAACCTCTATTCTTTGAGTATGACAAAATTAGTATTGAGGATAAGAAGGAAGCATGGGAAGCTACCATGGGTGATGGGAGATTATTCTTCTATGACCACTTCGGTTCCCTTGATAGTGATAACCTAATGACTAAGTTACGCTTACTAATAACGCAAGAAGGTGTTGACTTTATAGTACTAGACCATGTGTCTATTGTTGTTAGTGGTGGAGAAGAGCAGGACGAGAGAAAGGCAATTGATAAACTGATGACTAATCTACGTAGTCTAGCTGAGGAAACTCAGGCAGGTATCATAATAATCTCACACTTAAGACGCCCTCAGGGTGACTCAGGCTTTGAAGATGGCAAGCAGATTACACTAGGTCATTTACGTGGCTCAGGTGCTATCGCTCAGTTATCTGATTCGGTCATAGGTGTCGAGAGAAACATGCAGGACTCAGAGTTTGGTAACCATGTAAACTTAAGAGTACTTAAAAATCGCTTTGTTGGGGATGTTGGATTAGCTGATACATTAGCTTTCAATAAAGAAACTGGACGTATGAATGTGGTCGATGAAGACTTTGAACTAGAGGGGGAATTTTAAATGTTAATATATGATATAGAAACGAATGGCTTACTGGAAACAGTTAGTATTATACACTGTGGCGTCACTTATGATACTGAGACAAAGGTTTATACTAACTACGATAATAAGCAGATTCCACAGTTGCTAAAGGCTTTACAGGATGCTCCATCACTAGGGGGTCACAATATTATTGGGTATGATAACGAAGTAATAAAGAAACTTTATGATATCGATTTGAATACTAAAGAAACTTGTGACACTTTAATACTTTCACGTATAGCTTATTATAATTTAATGGCTATAGATGCAAATAGTAAAAGGGTGCCTCCGAGGCTTAAAGGTTCTCACGGACTTAAGGCTTGGGGGTACAGACTCGGTAATAATAAAGGTACTTATGGGGAACAGGAAGCTGCCTGGGATGTATACTCAGAGTCTATGCTTGAATACTGTGAACAAGATGTAAAGCTTAACGTTAACCTATGGGAAAAGTTAGTATCCAAGAATGTTCCTTTTTCAGCATTAGATGTTGAGCAGGAATTTGCTAAGATTATTATTAGACAATCTAAGTTTGGTTGGAAGTTTGATGTTAATAAGGCACAGGACTTACATGTAGAATTAGCTAAGGAAAAAGATGTTTTACATAAAGAGTTGATTGATACCTTTAAACCTTTACAAAACTGGGTTGCGATTAAAGAAGTTGCTCAGTACCGTAAGGATGGTAAGGAAAGTTTAGTATATAAAAATCAGCTTGCCAAGGGTGCGCTTAGACGTTCTGATGGTGCATGGGGACGTTGGGAAGAAATATGTTTTAACCCAGGAAGTAGACATCATATTATACGCTGGATGCAGGAAGTATACGGTTGGACTAGCCCAGAAACCACGGAGAAAGGTACACCTATTATTAATGAGAAAGTTCTTAATGGTGTTGCATTACCTGAGGCTCAATTGTTACGTCAGTACTTCTTAGTTCAGAAAGTACTAGGTATGGTTGCTGAGGGAGCAAATGCTTGGCTGAAGTGCGTTGGGGATGATGACCGTATACATGGGCAAGTTAATACGCTAGGCGCTGTTACGGGCCGATGCACTCATAATAAACCTAATGTTGCACAAACCCCTAGCTCGAGGTCTTTTAAAGGTGCTGAGTGTCGCAAGTTATGGACGGTTCCTAAGGGTAAGAAGATAGTAGGTTGTGATGCTAGTGGTTTAGAGCTACGTATGCTTGCACACTATATGGCAGCATTTGACGGAGGGGATTATGGTGACCAAGTAGTAAACGGAGATATCCATACTATAAATCAACAGGCTGCAGGACTGCCTACTAGAGACGATGCAAAAACATTCATCTTAATGTAAGAACAATAGGATGACTTTATGAGTAATCATAATGACAAAAACAGATTGAATTCAGGGAAACCCCAAACAGATAAAGCTGTGGGCAATCCTGAGCCAAGCAATATGATATATTTAATGCGTAATAAGAGTAAGATTGAGCAAACAGCATGCCCTAGTAAATATCCACAAGGTTATTTTAAAGATAAACCCTGTAGGAAATGTACTAAGGCTTTCACACCTAAGGCTCCCTCTGAGTGCTATTGTAGCGATGTCTGTAAAGATACTGCCATAGTAGATAACTACTTACTACGTAAATACAATATTGATACAACTAGATATAAAGAGATGCTCGAAGAACAGGATAGTTTATGTAAGTTATGTCACACTGAAGGGTGGACTATGGCTGAACATCATAAACTTAAACTTGTTGTAGACCATTGCCATACTACAGGCAAGGTACGAGGACTCTTATGTCATAATTGTAATAGAGCACTAGGACTTCTACAAGATAACCCACAGGTTATGAGAAGATGTGCTGATTATATTGAAGGTGCAACGACTATCTCGAAAGAGAGTACACTCAAGTGAGTGGAAGCGGTTTGCTCCCTGTAATGGGGATGATGATATAGTCTAGTCTATATAGAAATATATAGCAGTTCATAAGAGAACGGGCAGGGCCTAACGAGTCCTGTCGAATATAAACGATGGATTTCTATATGGAGCAGGAAGTGCGAAGCTTGGTGAGATTGTCAATGGTACATCTAAGGATGGTCAACGTTTAAAAAAATCATTCCTTAAGAAACTACCAGCACTTAAGAAACTCTCGGAAGCTGTAAAAACTTCTAGTAGTAAAGGTTTCCTAGTAGGTCTTTCTGGACGTAAGTATGCTATACGTAGTGAACATTCAGCACTTAATGTATTACTACAGGGCGCAGGTGCCTTAGTGATGAAGTACTATTTAATAGAGTTAGATATTCAACTTAAGAAACACTTTACACCAGGTAAGGAGTATGAGTTCATTGGTAATATACACGATGAAGTTCAAATTGAGGTTGAAGATGCTCACGTTGAAAAGGTTGCTCAATTAGCTACAGAAGCCTTTGGTGCTGTGGAGAAGCAAATTAACTTCAGAGTTAAACTAGAGGGTGAAGCTAAAATAGGGACAACTTGGTATGACACACACTAAAATATGTAAGACCTGTGAGGAAGAGGTGCCTCATTCAGATTATTATCCTCGTAAAACAGCTAAAGATGGGATAGGTAACTCATGTAAGAAATGTGATATAAAAAAACAACTCTTACGTGTTAAGAAACGGAAGAGGGAACTCTTTGAATATAAAGGGGGTGAATGTTTCCGTTGTGGTATTGTAGATGACCCTAGTTTCTATGATATGCACCATAGAGACCCTGCTCTTAAGAAGTTTAGAGTGGGTATGTCATACTCTATGCGGGAAGAGGATGCATATAAGGAAGTAGATAAATGTGATATGTTATGCCCTAACTGCCATCGAAGAGCCCATATGAGGATGCGTGATGATAGAAATAAAGATAAAACCTCTTAGTACCAATGAGATGTATGGAGGGAGGAAGGTTAAGTCTTATAAGTATAGAGACTTTCAGAAGCAGATACTGCCTCTTCTACCTCCTGACCTAGTGATACCTAAGGGTAAAATCCAACTCTGTGTTGCTGTAGGTCTCAGTAGTAAACTAGCAGACCTAGATAATACACTTAAACCTTTTATAGATTGCTTACAACTTAAATATAGTTTTAATGATAAATGGATATATAGTATCTCTGCATCTAAGGTTGATGTTAGTAAAGGCGAAGAATTTATACATTTTAGTTTGGAGGAGTTATGAGTAAGAAGACACATAAGCAAGTAGGCGGTAACCACTATGACCTAACTATACAACCAATTGAGTATATAATGGTTAATGGGTTAGGTTTTTGTGAGGGGAATGTAGTTAAGTATATAACTAGGCACCAAGATAAGAATGGTGCTGAGGATGTGCGTAAGACAATCCAATATTGTAATTATATACTAGAGGAAGTATACGGGGAGGACCCATGATAGCTTTAATTGATGCAGATAGTATTGTGTATAAGTATGCAAGCATCTATCAGGATACAGTTATATGGGATGATGATGAAGATAACCCTATAATAACTACAGAAATTGATTTAGTAAAAGCTAAGTCTGAGATGCATCTATTTATAAAGGAGATATTAGCGCACACTAAGACCACCTCTAGTATACTAGTACTTAGCCCTAAGAGAACTTTCCGTTATGATGTAGCTGCAAATTACAAAGGTAACCGTAAGGCTCCTAAGGTCCCTCTAGAAATGTTAGAGCCCTTACGACAGGAACTCCTTAACATGGGTGCCTTACTCTTCGATAATGTAGAGGCTGATGACGTGTGTGTTACACGTATGTATAAGGAACCTGATACTTATGTTCTATGTCATATTGACAAAGACTTAAATCAGGCCCCTGGAAAGCACTATAATTATAATACACAAGAGAAATATACTATTGACCAAGAGTCTGCTGACTACTGGTTTTACTCTCAGATTCTGGAGGGTGATAGTGTTGACGGTATTAAAGGGTGCCCAGGTATAGGTAAGATTAGAACAGCTAAGATACTTGGCGCAGTGCAACCTTCCGAGTATTGGGATGTTATAAAAGAAGCGTATGCTCAGAGATTTTAATGAAGACACACAGGAGTTTACCTTATGGCTACCAGAGGAAAACAACGTACAAGAAGACTTATATCACGACGCTTAACATTACAACATTTACGGAGATTAAAAGCATGAGCCATTACGCAGAGCAGAGAGAAAAAGAATACGAGTATAAAGAGTACGACCAAGGCGCTTATAAGGAGCCCTCAGAAAAGTATGCAGCAGGTGGAACATACTTTGATAAAGTCATAAATCCTTTAGAGTATATAATGAATAATGACTTAGGGTTTCTTGAGGGGCATGTAGTTTCTTATGTGAGTCGCTGGAAGACTAAGGGTGGCTTAAAAGATTTAAAAGCAGCACAATACTATCTAGAGCAATTAATTGAATTAGAAGAGTATGACAACTGCCGTTAATAAATGAGAGAGGGAGAGAGACATGAAAGTAGAATACATAGACCATATGGGTAGTGATAATTCAGTAGTGAAAGCAGCACGAGTGTCTTTTGCAGGTGATAATGAAGAAGCTAGAGGTGAGGATAAAGATGCTAAACTTATTAAGTACTTAGCTAACCACGGGCACTGGACACCTTTTGCACACACAAGTATAACCTTGCGTATGACAGCCCCTGTACCTATTCGTACACAATGCTTTAAACATAAGGTGGGATTCTCAGAGAACGAGGAAAGCCGTAGGTATATCTCAGGGACCCCAGAGTTATTTACACCTAACTTCCGTGGTCAAGTTAAGAATAAGAAGCAAGGTTCAGGAGATAACCTTACTGGTACAGATAAAGTTAACGCTGATGATCTTTATAAGTACTCAACAATGAGAGCTATAGCAACCTATGACTTACTGTTAGATAATGGTGTATGTGAGGAGCAAGCACGTTTTGTACTACCTCAAGGTTGCCTAGTAAACTGGTACTGGACAGGTTCTTTAAGTGCCTTTGCTCGTTTTGTTAAGCAACGCTCGGACTCTCATGCTCAACTAGAGATACAAGAGTTAGCTAAGATGGTATCAGATGCAATTCAACCGTTATATCCTGTGTCATGGGAAGCTTTAACTAGGTAAGAAATAATATGAAAACTATTAAATCAGAAAATAATGAGGCTACTCCTTATCTACTGCATCAAGAGATAAAAACACCAGATGGTACACACTTAATCTCTGAACATCGCCACGATTACAAGACACATAAGGATGCTAATGGGGAAACCTATATGATTGATGGGGGTACTGACTACGCAAGAAGAAGTGTTAATAAGGAACCTGCAGAAGATTTATCATTATATTCATGTATGGACCATACTTATTTAAGAGAGAAACTTGTTTGGGGAACATATGGTATTGATGGTGACCAGCCATTAACTTACATTGCCCTTAAAGATATGACGACACCCCATATTGAAGCGGTATTAAAACTTAGAATAGGTGAAGGCAGAGCTGCTATATACCTAAATGAAATAGAATTTAGAAAATAATAGGAATATTGAAATGATGAAAATACGAGTAGTGAATAGTGATGGGCGTGATGAGGTATACACAAAGGTAATGAAGTTTATTACCACAAAAACAACGCATTTAATTTACACAGACATTAGTACCTTTACAATACCTACTTATGAAGTAGAGTTTGTACAGGCATGGGATGAAGAGAGCGAATAATGAAAGATTATTTAGATAAGAAAATTGACACTTGGTTTCACGATAGAGGTATTATCGAGAATGGGAAGCCTATGGGCCAAGCTATTAAGACACTAGAGGAAACCACTGAATTACTTGATGCCTTGAACAAGGGTGATGAAGCTGAAGTTAAGGATGCCATTGGGGATATTTATGTCACATTACGAGGCGTATGTTTAACCTCAGGATTCTTCTTAGATGAATGTGTTGCATTAGCATACGAGGAAATTAAAGATCGTAAGGGCCATCTAGGTTCAGACGGTGTATTTGTTAAGGATGTTTAAATGATTGATATCATATTAGTAAGTATATGTTGGGCAATAGCAGGTATTATTTGTATATATTGTGTGGATAAAAAAGCTTACAACGAGGGTATAGTTGATGCAGTTATTATGCACAGTGAGGGTAAATTAACTTACAAGTTCTACGAGGATGAAGACAAAAAAGAAATACTCGAGATAAAGAGGGCCAAACATGAAGACTAAATACTTAGGTATTATTATAGATAGAGAACGTGATAAGACAATGACGCCTCAGTCATTAGAATTAGTTAAGGGGTACTACCTACATAAGAAGGAGAAGTCACCTCAGGAATCATATGCTAGAGCATGTGTTGCCTATAGTGGTGGGGATTTAGAGCTAGCCCAACGTTTATATGATGCCGTTAGTAATGGTTATTTTATGTTTAGTAGCCCAATACTTAGTAATGCACCTGCTCCAGGAGAGGAAGCTAAAGGTTTACCTATCAGTTGTTTCTTATCTTATGTACCAGATACCCTAGAGGGTCTTATAGACCATCAAGCAGAGATGGCTTGGTTATCTGTTAAAGGCGGTGGCGTAGGTGGGCATTGGTCTGATGTTCGTGCAGTAAGTAATAAAGCACCCTCACCTATACCATTTATTAAAGTGGCTGACTCAGCGATGACAGCATACAAACAAGGTAAGACTAGGAAGGGAAGTTATGCAGCATACATGGACATCAGTCATCCAGATGTGGT